GAGGCAATGGTTAATGAGGCTGAGAGAGGATTAGACTGGCGCGAAGAGTACGGCAGAGGCGGCACTGAGGTTGGTGTTGCTCGCGCTCGCGACATTATTAATGGCCGCAACCTATCTATCAATACTGTTAAGCGCATGTATTCTTTCTTCTCTCGCCATGAGGTTGACAAGCAAGCAGAAGGCTTTAGTCCCGGAGAAGAGGGGTATCCAAGCGCCGGAAGAATTGCCTGGGCATTGTGGTCCGGAGATGCTGGTTTCTCTTGGAGCAAAAGGATCGTAAAACGCCTCGATTCACTAGATGATCGAAGTATGCTAGAATTGCAAAATGCAACAGAGGAAAAAGACATGACAGATCAACAAGTTGATATCGAAGAAGTGGTTGAGGCTGCTACCGAGGTGGCTGAAGTTATTGAGACTCCCACGGATGAGGATAGAAAGGGCGCGGTTGAGGTATCACACCGTGCTATGGAAATGGAAGCCAAGACGATTGATGAAGACACTCGCAGAGTTCGCATTGCGATCAGCTCAGAGGAGCCAGTCTCTCGATCGTTTGGCATGGAAGTATTAGAGCACAGCGAAGAAGCGATTGACCTATCGTTCTTAGCTAGTGGTCGAGCGCCTTTGCTTTTGGATCATGATCCAGAGAAGCAGATTGGCGTCATAGAATCAGTTGACCTTGACGGCTCGGCACGGCGACTCCGTGCGACAGTACGCTTTGGAAAAGGCGCACTTGCTAGAGAGGCATTTGATGATGTTATGGATGGAATCCGAGCGAACATTTCGGTCGGTTACGCTATAAACAAACTTGAGCGAAAGGACAAGGACACTTATGTGGCTAAGTCTTGGATGCCAATGGAAGCCAGCTTAGTTTCGATCCCCGCAGATGTGACAGTCGGCGTTGGTCGGTCAAGCGAACCTTCACCTAAACCCGTGATTAAAACTGACTTCAAGGAGAATCCCATGTCAGACCAAAACTTTGATATCGCGGCAGTCGAGGCAGAAGCCCGCAAAGCCGCACAACGTAATGCCGCTCAGATTGTTGAGTTAGGCGCAAAGCACAGCCGTTCAGATCTTGCTCAGAAAGCAATCTCAGAAGGTCGTAGCATCGAAGAGTTCCGTGGTGAGCTGTTAGATGTTATCGGTTCAACCCGTGCTCTGGAAGAGAAAGAAATCGGCATGAGCAAGCGTGAAGTTAAGCGTTTCTCTCTGCTCCGTGCTATCCACGCACTTGCTAATCCTACTGACCGACGTGCTCAGGAAGCCGCTGCATTCGAATTCGAGTGCTCACAAGCTGCTGCTAAGGCATATGGTCGCACAGCACAGGGTATCTTGTTACCTGCTGAAGTTCTCCGTAACTGGAAGCGTGACTTGAACAGCACCGATGAGGCTGCATTGTTCACTGACGACTTCCGTGGTGGTGACTTCATCGACGCGCTTCGCAATGCATCATCTGTAATGCAAGCCGGTGCTACTATGCTTTCTGGTCTTTCTGGAGACGTTAAGATTCCAAAGAAGACTGGGGTTTCGAGCACAGGATGGATAAGCAGTGAGGGTGGCCCAGCCAGTGAGTCCGAAATGACTGTAGGTTCGGTCTCAATGACACCAAAGACACTTGGCGCGTTCACTGACATTACACGTCAGTTAATGATCCAGTCATCTTTGGACGTTGAAGCTCTGGTTCGTGATGACCTTGCTCAGTCTATCGCTCTTGCGATCGACCTTGGCGCACTGGCAGGTTCTGGCTCAAGCGGTCAGCCTACTGGCATCAAGAACACTGCTGGCATAAACGTAGTAGACTTCGGTACTGCTCCTGACTTGATCCCCACTTACGCTCAGGTAGTTGAGCTTGAGACTAAGGTCCGAGAAGACAACGCTCTTGGCAATGGTGGCGCTTATATCGCAAACGCTACAATGTACGGTGCATTGAAGTCTGTCGAGAAAGCGGCTAACACTGCTCAGTTCGTAGTCGAGCCTGGTGGAACCATGAACGGATACCGCACTGTCGTATCTAATCAAGTAGCTTCTGGTGATCTCTACTTTGGAGATTTCAGAAATAATTTGCTGATTGGAATGTTCGGCGGTCTCGATATAGTAGTAGATCCATATACCGCGAGCACAAGCGGAACTGTCCGAGTTGTGGCTTTGCAGTCATGCGACGTAGCGGTACGTCACGCTACAGCATTCTGCATCGGCAACGACGGCGGTAGCTAATTGACAGCTCCCTCTTCGGAGGGGGCTTTCTCCCATGCTTTCAAGTAATACGTTCGGAGAGTTTGGAAGAAAGCGAAAAGGTGAATATATGAGCTATTTAGTATTAAAGGGTACAGTGATCGGCGGCAAGCAGGTTCGCGCTGGTGACGTTGTTGAGGTTGATGCCGTTGAAGCAAAAGAGCTGGTCGGAATTGGTCGTATCACCAAGGTAGAAAGCAAGCCGGTCGAGACAGTAGATCGAGCAGTAGGTCTCAGTGAAGATACCAAGCCTAAGCGCCGGACTCGAAGGAAGATTGCTTAATGCCAGTAGAGACGGCAGCCGATCAGATTGCTATCCTTGCTGACTTTGGTGAGTCTGCTCAATATACGCCGGTGGGTGGAGCGCTTACCACGATAACTGGCATATTCGACAATGCGTATGAGGCGGTAGATGCTGGCGGAACTGTACCTGTAGCCATAACTCAGCCACACTTTGTATGCAGGACATCAGATGTCCCTAATGCGGCTGATGGTGATGCACTGGTTGTGCGGTCTATCAATTACATAGTGAGAGTTGTCATGTCGGACGGAACTGGCATAACAGACTTGATGTTAGAGAGGCAGTAATGGCTCACATCAGAACATCGATCAGAGACAACGTAAAGACTACTCTCACTGGGCTATCTACAACCGGCTCAAACATATTTGCATCCAGAGTCTACCCCTTAAACACTCAGAAACTACCCGGCATTATTCTGTACACAGAGTCAGAATCAACTACCGACCTGTCAATGAGACCGCCTCGGACGCAGATGAGGACAATGTCTGTGACTGCCGAGATATATGTTAGGGGCGTGACCGATTATGATGATACAATAGATACCATATCGGCAGAAATCGAGGCGGCACTTTACTCAGACCTGACGAGAGGTGGATTTGCTAGAGACACAAGAGTCACTGGCTTTTCTGCTCAGTTCTCAAATGATGGCGACCAGCCGGTGGCATATGCTGGAGTTACCATTCAGGTTGATTATGTTACAATAGAGGGAAGCCCGGAGAGTTCAGCATGACAGAAATGTATATTGGTGAAACAGTTATTAAGGTAATGCCAGCCAAAGTGGATGAAATGCTCCGCAAAGGATGGGCAATTAAATCCGATGAGCCTGTAGTGGAGTCGGAAGAATTTATTATTGAAGACGATTCCGAGGAGGAATAGAAATGGCAGTTCACAAAGGTTCAGAAGGAACGGTAAAGATCGGCGCTAACGCAGTCGCTGAGATTCGGTCTTACTCTCTCGAAGAGTCAGCCGATACACTTGAAACCACCACTATGGGTGACTCGGCTAGAACTTACGTTCCAAGCCTTAGCACATTCACTGGTTCGGTTGACGTGTACTGGGATGAGACTGATACTACTGGTCAGGGCGCATTGTCGATCGGCTCTGAGGTTACTCTTAATGTATACCCAGAGGGTGATACGTCTGCCGACGTTTATTACACTGGCTCTGCTATTGTAACTGGTGTCACTCGAACAGCGTCTTTTGACGGACTGGTTGAGGCTTCAATTACTCTGCAAGGAACAGGCGCGCTTACCGAAGCAACCGTGTAAACCAACTGAAGGATATTTATGTCTTTAATTGACTCTGCTATTGAGCACTTTAGTTCTAAGACTATCAGGAAGATTGAGGTTGAAGAGTGGGGAACCACTCTTTTCAGCAAGAACCTGACACTCGATGACCGGGCTAAATGGTTAGCTAGAGCAAATGGCGACAGCACTGACTACATGGTCTATGCTGTCATCTTTGGTCTTACGGACTCAGAAGGCAGCCCAGTATTTGATGTGGGCGATAAGGTTAAGTTGCGAAGAAATGTCGATCCTGACATCGTTGCTCGCCTGGCTAACTTCGTACTGAATGTTGACGGAGAGTCCGAAGAGGAACGCGAAAAAAACTAATAGATGACCGGGGCAGTCCTACTGAATTGTACTACATGTATCATTTAGCAGAGCACCTCGGTCAGCCTCTTCGAGTGATATTAGAAATGACAGCCGATGAGTATAATCATTGGTTCTCATACTTAAAGATTAAGGCTGAGAGGCAAAGCAAAAATGGCAAACACTGAAGCCACAGTTCTCATTAACCTAGACGTATCGGACTCTGCAAGCCCGGCTGTTGCTAAGGCATCTGCGGCATTCAGTAAAGCCAAGAACGTATCTGATCGATATACCAAAACACTCCGACTTCAAGAGATAGAGCTAAAGCGTGGCAGAGATGCCATGCTTCGCGCTAAGGCGGCGCTAGAGGGCGCTACCCTGTCCGAAGTCAGACGCATGAAGGCGATGCAGGAATCAGTCAATGAGCTGAAGCAGAAAACTGCCGCTGAACAACAAGCCATGATGGCAACTGATGCCGCAAACGATGAAACCTCAGAAGCCATTAGCTATACAGATAGATT